CCATCTTTCGTTAATCTAAAAGGATTTCCAAACTTTGTTGGTCTGCCTACATATTTTGTATTTTCAGGCATTTTGTAATCTTTTGTTCTTTTTCTCTGAACTCTATTCATAATCTTTCATTTTTGATAACACTTCAACTATTTTGTTTAATTGTAGTTTAATTGCGATTGTCTTAGCGTTGAAAGAATTATATATATTGCTAAAGCCACAACTGTAGCGACAATATAAAAACGAATTTCTTGTTGGTCATTTTTGAAAAATTTCATAATAAATAATTTAAAATTGTTTCTGACTTAAAAGCGGTGCAGAAGCGTAACCTAAAATTGAAACGTGAAAATTGTAATAAACAAAAAAACCGAAGGCATAACAGGTGTTTGGCAAGTCAATCCCAAAACTTCATAAAGCCTTTTCCGTTAGCAGTAATGCTACTGGCGACGTAGATAACGAGTTGCTTTTTCTTTCTTGAATAAATTTTCAACTGCATTAGCGTGATTTTTTACGTTTTCTAAAACAGCTAAACATTTTTCGACAACTGAATTAAATTGCTGTGAAATTATCATAGCGTGTTTCGAAAATGATTGCATTGCGATTATCGCGGATTGAATTTGTAAATAACTTGGTTTTCTATTTTTTAATCTTTTAGGCTTTTTGTTCTTGTGAACTTGAAAATAATTTAGTTTTTTCATATTTTGTGGAATAAAAATCAGAAGCTGGGTTAATTGTCTTACAAATGTACGACAAAAAACAATACAAAAGCAAATTATTAAATGTTTTTTTTATAATTTTAAAAATAAAAAAAACCGTGCTATTTATAACACGGCTTCTAACCAAACTAAAATAAAAACAAATGAATCATCTTTTAATATCGAAAACAGTAAATTTGAACCCTAACCAAATTCTATCGTCGGTATCGTAACCAATATTATACGCGTTACCTTTTTTATTCTCAAACTCAATGTTGCCCTTAAAAACGCCTTTGTTTAACTCTATACTATTTCCATATTCTGCACCTAATTTTAAAGCAAATACACGCTGTTTCTGTTTTACTTCGACATCTATTTTTTGAGGCTTTATAAAATAATCAGCTTTTATTGATTTAACTTTTCCTTGCGCAATTCCTGAAATATCGATTTTAACTTTATCATCGTCAAATGTTTGCGAAAATTCGTTTAGTTTTATCGCTTCTTTGTAAAGACTGTCTTTTTCGGAAGCTGACTTCTCGCTGAATAATTTGATTAATTTTTGATTTTCGGCAAAAAGCTTATCGAATTTTTCTTGTAAAAATTTATCGTTTTTGAACTGTTCCGAATTTCCGTACAGTTGCTTTTCGCCATTTACATAGTAGTAGTTTTCAATAACCGTATTTTTAGGCTCTGCGGGCTTGAAGCTTCCTTTAACCTCTTTTGTAATTACTTTTTGAGTTGTTACTGATGGCTCCCCTTTGCATTTTCGAAGTAAAATTCCAATTACAATAGCGATTCCAATAACACCAACCCACTTTAGCATTCGATAAAATCGGTTTAGTTCTTGTTGTGTTTCTGTTTCCATTTTTTTATTGTTTGAAATATATTTCAGCTTCTTTTTTTCTTCTTGTAACAAGTCCTTTTACCTCTTTACCTCCTGCTTTTACCCATCTTAAAAACTCTTTTTCAATTGTTTTATCATTTGGATTTGCATTTACTTTTTTTAGTAACGTGGAAGTAGATAACGCTCCAGTATTATAATTAAAAGAAACTAAAGCATTAAATTGATTTTGAGTAATTATAACTGTTACCATTGCATTTACTTTTTGAGCAAATCTATCGGCAACATCTTTGTAAATTTCAAAAGCGTATTCTTTAGTTATATCTTCGTCAAGTAATGTAACTCTTTTACCATTTGGGTAATATGTATTACCGTATCCTATTGTCGGAACTTTTGCGGAACACAAATAAGGCTTCAAAGAAAGTCCTTCAAAATCGCAAATTAATTTATATCCTTCGCTATTTAGTTTCATGGTCTTTGTTTTTTTCTTTTGATTTTAAATGTCTTTGAAATAGGTATGAGAAATATGTACCTACTAACATAGATACTGTTGTGAATACTATTTTTAATGCAAATTCCTCAAAAAAAAGACTGGTAAATACACCTATTTCAACAGTAATAAAATCTAATCTATTTGCCATGGTCATCAGTTTTTAAAGTAGTATTTCTAAAATAAAAAGCCAAAACAACAAGTACAAAATTGCCTATTAATGACTTTGTAACTGCATCTGTTTTTGTGAATATCATTGATACCATTCCAAAAACAACTACAAATAAGGCTATTATCCCCTGTATATTTGTTTTATTTATGACCTCTCTTAACCCCATAATTTATTTTTTTATATTTTTAGTTATGAACGCAAAAGAGAATGGTGTTATACCTATTGTTTCGGCTACTCCTAAGCAAAAAATACCATATTTGAAATGTAAAAACAATCCAAAAGAAGCTATTGCTGCGACTAGATATTTCCAGTTCCGTAAATACAAATTAGAACTTAATCCTATTGCTAAAATATTACCTATGAAAAATGTTCCAGCGAAAAAGTCATGCCAAATAGGGTAGTTTAGATGTGGCGTTAATGCGACTCCATATAAAGAAACTCCTAGTATGAAATTATACCAATGTCTTTTATATCCCAAGCCATTGTAAATAAACATCGTGCCAGCTAATGTTAGCATGAATACATAAACGTAGTTGTAATCGCTATAGGCGCAATCTGAAATACTTGTTCTAAAATAGCCATCAAGCATTCTCATTATTAAGGATATGCTAGGTAGCAATAGCGCCAATGTTACTTCTAATCGTTTTATATCTTTGGTATTTTCCATAATTAACCTTTATTTACTTCCTGATTCAAAATAATAGGGTCAATAACCTTAATGTTTACTAAATCAATGGGGCTTGGCGCCAACGGAATAGCTGCGTATTCATCGCTCACTTTGAATTGATTTGGCTCTAGCCCATATATACATTTTCCAGTTACTACGGGATCAGTTTGAACATAATATAATAAAGCGTAAGGTTTAATCGCATTGTTAATTTGGCTTTCAGTCATTGCTTCTGGGAATGAGTATTGGCTTAAAATTAACTGCTTTAATTGGTCACGCTCTACGTATGTCATTGGAATAGGCTTACTTCTTTCTATCTCATGTTGAGTTCCGTCTTCATTAATAATATAATCCCGAATTATAAAAAGAAATCTTTCTTGCACATCGTCATCATGAGTGTCGAATATTTCAATATGTACTATTGTTGCTACTTGGCTTCTGTTTAAGCCTATTATAGGTATGGTTGTTTCTATCATTTTATTTATTTTTAGTGTGAAATCCAAATTGTACCGTTATGGAAGACTGGACAAGTCACCGAACCACCTCCAGTTAATGCGCCTAAATATGTAGGAGCAACAGCATCGGTAACGAATGCCGTATCGCCTAATGTTCCAGTTGGCAGTGTCGCAACTGTGTAACTTGTTGAGTGCGCTATAACTCCTCGCAATACTGTTTTAACTATTGAGGCATTCCCAATAGTAGCCGTATTACTTCCTGCTCCTGTAGCGTCGTAACCTATTACTATTTGATTCGTTTGATTATTCGCTAATGCCTTCGTTAGGCTTCCTATGTAAATAGAGTTGTCTGTTGTTGAATTAACCGTAACACCTCCTGAAATATAACGACCTGAGGAAGCCCCTAAAGCAATATTATAACTTCCTGTCAGGTTATTTTGAAGGGCTAATTGTCCTATTCCTAAGTTACCGGTTCCATTAGTATTTAGGATTAGCGCAGAATCGCCAACAGCCATGTTATAATTCCCTCCTGTATTATTCTGTAATGCGCTTAATCCAATAGCTGTATTATTTGCTCCTGTATTATTAGCATTCATAGCGTACATTCCAACTGCTGTATTACCTGAGGCTTTATTTGCTCCCAAAGCCAATACCCCAACCGCTGTATTTTGTGAGCCTACTATATTTGTCTTTAAAGCATTTGAACCTACAGCTGTATTATGACTTCCTGTTGTATTTGATACTAAAGTTTCAAAACCATTGGCAGTATTGTTTAATCCTGTTGTATTTGAATTTAAAGATGTTTTACCTAAAGTAGTATTACTTGAAACGCTCCCTTTACCCTTTCCAACACGTACCCCATTAAAATAACTATCGCCTAGATTTGATATTTCAGCTACTACTGTATGGGATAAATTTTGAACTGTCAAAGCATTACCTGTAGTGGCGCTTTCTCCTACAATAGTTTTATTTCCTCCTAATGTTTGAGAGCCTACGCTTACTTTTCCTGCAACTGTTTCTGTTGCATTTGTAATATCTGAATTTATAATTGGATTCGTAGGTGTTCCAGTTACAGTTACATTTGTTCCAGCAGTAACGCTTGCTACCCCTGAACCTCCAGTATAAGCTGAAATCCATTTGTTATATTCCCCTGTAAAACCATTATAATGAATCCAATCACCTACAAGAAAGGCTATAGCTCCTGCTCCAAAATCTGTCGTTCCTGCTACAGCTACTTCTAAGTAATCCCCATTTTGTCCTGTTCCGTTTATTAATGTTGGTAGCGCATTGGTGGTAGCGTTAAATTTCCCTTTATATGTAGAATGATTCATTAAAGAGGGAAGTGTTTCTCCGACTAAGGAATCTGTAACTAGCATAAATGTAGCGTAAATTCCGCCATTAGGCAAAATGGGAGCTACTGGATTTGAAGCTACTTCTGCGCCTATTATCCTAGAGAAGTTTCCATATATTGTAGGGACAATATAATCTATCCTTTCAAGACCTGTGTTGGCTAAAGGAATGTTTAATATCTCGTCAGATGTGTTTGTATAATTTATTCCGTATATTTTCCAATTCCAACCTGCGTAAAACGTAATGTCTTGACCCACTTGTAAGCTACCCGTTTGCGATATAATAGCGTTACTATTATCTACTATTATTGGTTTGTTTTTTATAAAGTCTGGCTGATTTGGGTCGTTTTGCAAAAAATCAGGAATAACATTTACCTGCGCTCCTTCTTCGATTCCGTCAAGTTTTAATTTATCGGCATCGGTAAAATCATTTTCACTTAAATCTTTTCCTGTAGATTTATCGACTTTATCATTATAAAGCTCGCTGTTCATTTGATTTTGATTATCAAATGCTTCTCTTAATGTATCGCCTAAACCATCATTAGGAAATGATATGTTGTGAATTATTTTTGCCATTTTTAGTGCAGGTTTATCATTCTTGTTAATGGTTTAGATGCGCTGTCATATTCAACAATAGTAACCGTTTTCATAAATTCAACAAAACTTTTTTCATAACTTAATGCAATAGATTCGTAATTTTTACTTAAAAGATTCAAATCTAAATGCGTTGTGTTTTGGTCTCCTTCGCCTCCTGCTACTTTATAGCTACCGTTGTTTGTTGTTTTAATAGTATTCAAAGATAAATAAATACTAGCGGAATAAAAAGCCAAAATAAACTTTAAATAATCATTTCTAATAGTTAAATAATCTCCAGTTAAAGGCATTATTTGCATTTTATCGTATAATTTAGCCCCTAATATTCTTTTAATATGAATATTTTGAGCAATATTAACCGCTGGAAGTATTGAATCTACATCTATATTTCCATTAAAACCTATTATTTGAGTTATTTCTGAAGGGTTAACGTGTAGTTGTATCATATTTTATCAGGATTTCCTAGTAATCTTATAGCTTGTTCTCTATTGAAACCGAAAATTAAATCTAAAATAGCAATTGCACTTTCGTATGTTGTTGTTCCTAAAGAGTAGGATGCTTGTACTTCTAATAAAGATTGAACACCTCCAACACTTCCTTTTAATTGTGCTTGAGCCTGTGCTGTTTCATTATTTAAAGGCTGTATTTCTAAAGCTTTTTCACTTCTAAAATCTTTAAAATCAGGGATTATTTCACTATCAATGTTTTTAAAAATCATTTTAAGCCCGTCAAGTATCATTTCTCGAATTGGGTTTATATGCCTTCTGTATAAATCACTCAAAGCGACCTCTCTCTCATCGGCATTTGATGAGAAACCTGTCCCA